CAACCTTTGGGATTCAAAGTGAAGTCAACTCCGGATACGGTCAAGTCAGAACCTTGAGCCTAAACTCATTGGCTCGTCAGATGAAAGCTTTAGCCAAAATGCTGGATACTTTCATTATCGTTTTGACTCAGACCACCAAGGAAAAGCAAGGCGCTGGAGACTTACCGTTAGGTGTGGATGCTGCGTATGGTATCAGTGACTATGAGAATATCATGGACCGAATTATTTCGATCTGGCAACCTCTAGCCCGCGTTCAGAATCAAATCAAGACAAGGTTCTTGGCTTACCAATACGTTAAAATCCGGAACAAGCACGTCAATGATAAGATCCAAACCTACGAGCCCAAAGTTCTAACGTTTGATCTAAACACAGGAGACTTAAGGCTTACTAGCTCAGATGAATACGCTGACTTTGTCAAATACTTGCCCCAGGCCCAGGAAATTAGGGATAATCTCTTAAAGAAAAAGGGTGGAACCGGATACTCAATCCATCTCAACCTAGACTCTCTCAATAAGGCACGGACCACTCTTGGGATCGTTGCCAACGGCCAAGGAGGCTAAATGGGTTTCGGTAAGTACAATTTGATTGACAGTCCTGAGATGATCAAGAAGGTCGATGACTTTCTCATGAATCCAGATGGAACCCCAAAGTTCCCGTTCATAGCGTACGATACTGAGACCAATGGTCTCCAGCTTTATGCAACCGTGGTGGTTGGTTTCTCTTTTTCAACAGATCAACACTCTGGTTTCTATTTCCCTTTATTAGTTTGGGAACCTAACCTGGCAACTCAGAAGACCCGGACCAAAGACAAAGTCAAATATGAAGTCTACAAAGAAGGTCATTTAAAGTGCTTCTGGACTGGTAAGATCTACGATGAATTTGTCAAGCCCGGAGAGTACGAAGTTCCAGACTTCGTTCCAGCGCTTCTGCAAAGATGGCTAGGCCAGTCAAAGCTCTGTATGTGGAATGCTCCCTTCGACGTCAATCACACGTTCATCAACTTTGGAGTAGACTTCAAAGACAACCTGGCGGTTGACGGTGGATTGATTGTTCACGTTGCCAACGAGAACGAATCGGTAGGCTTGAAAGAGTCTGCAATTCTTTACCGTGCAGAATTAGGCATCAACCCGTTCGCCATGGCTGACCAAGAGAAGAGAGAACTTAAAGGCTCAATCATCTGCAATGGCGGCGAGGGTCGAGAAGTTTGGAGAGCTGGTTTAGACTTTCAATCAAAGTACGCAATCGCAGACACATTCTTGACCTACGGTCTTACCATGGTCATTATGGCAAGACTCGCCCAAGAGCATAAAGAGCGTTACGAAAAGATTGAACAATGGATCTTTGATCAAGAGATCATGCCGGTGTGCAAAGAAGTGGTTATCGAAATGAAACGCCGAGGGGTGTTTTTGGACGTGAATCACTTCAAAAAGCTTTCAGATCAAAATCAAAAGAAACTTCTGGAGCTAGAAGATCAATGGATCAAAGCAATAACTCCGTACCTCGGAGGCTTCGAGAAGGGTAAGTCTTTAGATGAGTCAATATCTCACGGGCGCCTTATCAAGCGGATCATGCAATTGGAGGGGTTGAAGAGTCCAACTCAATTGGACAAGAAAACCGGAGAGCATAAAGAAAGTCTTGCCAAGAACGTAGTCAAGAAAGAATACCAAACCAATCCGCACTGGCTCTGGGGTTACATCCTTGGAGAAGACGAGTTGAAGTATTCTCAAGACAAAATAAATGCCATCAAACAAGAGCTTTACGAAGAGGTTGAAGGCCGTCGCTATCGCTTCAATATCGGATCCAATGACCATTTGATTTGGCTGTTCTTTGATAAACTAGGTGAGAACCGTAAAAACTTCCCAAAGACGGACGGATCCACAGTTGAAGACTGGCGCCCAAGTATTGACGCAGACACTATCAAGGAGCATCTTTTACCCAAATATGACTGGGTCAATATTCTCTTGAAGTACAAGCGGATTCAAAAGATTCAGTCTACGTACGTTGCCCCCGCTTTGGAGCTCCAGATCAATGGCTGGCTGTACATGGACATGAAGCAGAACGGAACCACATCAGGTCGATTCTCGTGCTCTGGCGGATACAACCTCCAAACGTTACCTCGCGTGGATGATGAGCTGGAAGCTCTGGACGAGTGCCACAAGTGTGGCGCCAAGGCAAAGGACAAAAAGGGTAATCTCACAGGTGACATTGAACTTGAGGAGTTTATTGAATGCATGGCCAATCGCAAGTGCAATAAATGTAACCACGTTGAGTATGACATCGTTCGTCCGTCGGCCATCAAAAAGGGTTTCATTGCTCCTCCAGGATATAAGATCATCAACGCAGATTACGCGTCGCTGGAGCCACGCTGCTTCGCGTATATGTCTGGCGAGGACAACATTAAGCAGGTCTACAAGGACAACTTAGACTTGTACTCTAAAGTGTACTGCGACATTTTTGATAAAGAACACCAGTACTCTGCCCATCCGGACCACCCGAACTTCCTCAAGAAAGTCAACAAAAAAGCCCGCTCATTCATTAAGCCTCTGGTTCTTGGCATTCCGTATGGAGCTGGAGATGCTCAGGTTGCCAACATGACAGAAAGCTTTGTCGAATATGTGGATGATAAGGGCGTGAAACGTCAACGTCCAAACTTTGAAGAAGGTCGTCGGATCCGCAACCTATATCTTGATACCTATCCCCAACTCCGCGGCTACATGAGCGAGCAGGAATATATGGCAGTTGAATATGGGTTTGTTGACGCTAAATACGGCCGCCGTAAGCACTTCATGTGGGCTAAGATCATTGGAGACTTTTTTGACAATTTGCCGTGCCACAACAATATGGTGATGGACAAAATGGATAAGATCCGGCTATTCCAAGGAACTGGCAAAGCCAAGCTCCAGGGTTGCAATGCCACGATCAAAGACCACAAGTCTGGCAACATCGTGTTTTATCTGAAGGAAGAGAACTTAGAGGCTCTGGCTGGTCAACTAGGGATGAACTTTACTGTCGACAAATTTGGCAAAGACGGGATTAAACAAAAGGGTGGTTGGGGATACATTCGGAATCTTATTAAGGAAGATCTGAACAACGCCAAGAATCATCCGATTCAAGGTCTTGCTGGACATATCACCAACATGGGAATGCTTGCGACTAACCGAATCTTCAAGGCCAAGAATCTGAATGCATGGGTAGCTTTGCAGGTGCATGATGAGATCATGTGCTACGCTGCAGAGGATCAAGCTGAGCTTGCGAAACAGGCTCTCCAGTCCGGGATGGAAGACAACATTTTCACTATACCACTCAAGAACGATGTTGTTATGATTGCAGAACCAGTCATTTGCGACAATCTCAAAGACTCGAAATAAGAGAAGGAGTTACATGAAAAACGGCATCATTGCATTCTGCGGAGCTAAAGGCAGCGGTAAATCTACTTCGGCTAACATCGTACGCGATCTCATTTCTGGAACGGAAGAGCTGGCGTTCGCTGGCCACCTCAAAACTGTTTGCTCTAAAGTGTTCAACATTGACATGAAGTACTTCATCGACCCCTCCTTGAAAGAAGTTGAGCTTGATAAGTACATCGTTCTGAACAAGGAATCAATTGAAGCTGTATTTCGTGAGTTTGACATCACAGATTATACTTACGACAAGCACGTCCGCCCGCACGTAAGTGGACAAGTGTTTGACACTCCTCGCATGGTTCTTCAATACATCGGAACCGAAGTCCTCCATCCGATCGATCCTCTGATCCATGCCAAAATGACCATGAAGAACAAGAGCTCGGACGCTCTGACCCTGATTACCGACCTACGGTTTCAGCAAGAATTTGACTTCGTTAAAAATCAACCTGGGTTCATTGCCGTGTATGTTGCTAACGACAAGGCTGAATCATTCGCTGGTAAAGACGGCCACAAATCTGAGCGAGAACTGCAGTTGTTTAAACACGAGTGTATCCGACTGGATAACAACGGAAGTCTTACGGACCTCCGCGTAAACCTCACCAACCTCCTGAAAGGATTGGACATATGAATATTCAGGTAAAGTATTTAGTAATTTTGATTTTAGTCTCTGCAGTAGTCGGTGGAGCTATCACAGCAAAGTTCGTGTCTGGCCGTGAAGTGGTCAAAACTGAAACCATCGATCATGTGGTTACTCAAGACCACATCGTTACGGTAGTCAAAGAAGTTGACCGTCCAGACGGCACTAAGGAAATCACCACGACTAAAGACGACAACTCAGTAAAAAAAGACACGTCTATATCCCAGAGTGAAGATAAGAAAGCAGTAGTGCAACCCAATTGGATGGTATCTGGCGGCGTAGGCCTTAACTTTGATGGAACTATGGACCGTGTTTATCAACTTAACGTTCAACGTAGAATCTTGGGTCCTGTATTCGTAGGTGCGTACGGAACGACAAAATCTGAAGTTGGATTGTCTATAGGTTTTGAATTCTGATTCACTGACCATGGGGCGATTGATAAGATCATCCCATGGAATTCACAGATTTAGAACGCATAGTTAACGATCACATCGATCTAGTAGAAATCAACGCCGCTGCAATTGTACAGTCAAAAGAGCGCTCAGCCAAGTTCTTGGTAATTCAAGCGATCTTATCTTCTCACCTAAAGATCCTTCAAGACGTCAAAGTCAAAGCTGCCACAGAAGAATCGGCGTGTTACGCGCAAGCTCTTCTTAGTGCTTCTGGCAAAAACGTCACAGAGAATAAAATCATTGCGGAAGCAAGTCCTGTTTACTCCGCAGCCCGAGAGCGCAAAGAATTAATTGATTCTGAGATCAACTGGGTCAAACAACATTTCGACATCTTTAACAATGCTCATATTATGTTTCGTCAATACTCGAAGGAGTAATCATGTCAAAGTTCGATTTCAGCAAGACTATCAAGCGAGTCCAAGACTCCTATAAAAAGGATGCGCGCCGAGCCAGTCAGTTCGGCTTGGGTAATAGCTTAGAGTCCGTATCCCTAGATCCAAAAGATTATGTAGTTCTTCCAAGTTGGTGGGAAGCTCACACCGGCGTGATGGGTCTTCGATTTGGACATTTCGTCCAGATCGCAGGAGAACCTGATTCTGGTAAAACATCGCTGTCTTTGTTAGCGATCAAGAACGCGCAGGACCAAGGTTACGGAGTCATTTATGCGGAGACTGAAGGTAAGACAGGACCTGAAGATTTAGCAGCTAATGGTATCGACGACAAAGGAGTGATCATCGTTCACTCCAAAATCTCTGAGGAAATTTATGAAGGAATTAACCGTGCAATTGAAGCGTTCTTCATTGACTTCCCTGGGGAAAAGCTTTTATTGGTTATTGATTCTTACGGCAATACGATTTCAATGCGAGATTCAGCCATTGATCTGACGGCCTCCAACGGCATGGTTGGTGGACCTGCTAAAACTAATCGTATGGGTATTGGTTCAATTGCAGCCAAGCAAATTACGGATCCCATTGCAGTGTTGGTAGTGAACTACACTTACGACAATATCGGAAGCGTTGGAAAAACTAATGCAGGTGGAAAAGCACTAGACTTTCACTGT